GCCATTGATGCAGGTAAAAAAATACTTGCAGAGAAATCTGAGATAGCAGAAGAAAAGTTGAATGTAGTCGTGTTAACTCCACTTCAGCGATATCAAGAGAAGCTTAATAATACTATTATGTCTGATCTTGATGACCTGGAAGATTCGTGGATCGGTGGAGAAGAAGCTGACTTCGATTTATATAATCGTTTTCGCTACCACGGTCTAACAGGTAAAGCGGCTGAACCCGTTCGCCGAGTACTTGAGGGATGGCTTCTTGACTTTAACGATGCTTATCACAAGCGCTGTGACCAGGCCGTGGAAGGCTATTCACATATCAAGCGTTCTGTTATGAGACGGCGTATTAAACACGTCGAATTGATGCTTGCTGATTGTGATAAACTGAAAGCTGCAAGTGCTGCCACACGTAAGGTTCGTAAACCTCGTGTGAAGTCGGCAGATAAGCAAGTCGTTAATATGAAGTACAAGAAGGAAGATAATGACTATAAGTTAGTCTCTATCAATCCAATCTCAATAGTTGGCTCATATAGACTATATGTCTTTAATGCCAAGACACGAGAAATTACCGAATACGTGTCAGGAAAAGTGGACGGGTTCTCAGTTAAAGGGACAACTCTTCAAGGGTTTGATCCTGATAACTCTCGGAAGATCAGGTTACGTAAACCTGAAGACTTCATTAAAATTGCTCAGTCAAAAACTCCTAGGCAGATTAATACTGCATGGAGTAAGTTGACTACAAAAGAATCAAAACCAAACGGTCGCATTAATACCGACTGTATTCTATTAAGGATACTAGACAAATGATAAAGTGTTTTACTGTTGCTATCTCTCTCCTCATTTCATCTCAAGCACAGGCTGAAGAAACACCAATTTCATTTGAGTCTGTAGATATGCACTGTTTGGTTTTGAACTCGTATTTTGAGTCACGCAATCAATCACCGAATGGTAGTATTGCTGTAACTCATACAGTTCTTAATCGTGTTGCTGACAAAAGGTATCCTAATAATACCTGCGACGTAGTTAAACAAAGTGTAAAAAATAAAGATGGATCTATTCGTAGAAACAAATGTCAATTCAGTTGGTATTGCGATGGTCTATCAGATAAACCTCGTGAACCAGATGCCTGGTTAGATGCATTGCACCGAACAGTAATCGCGGTTGACTTATATAATAAAGGATTCGATATAACTCACGGTAGTACTCATTACCACTCTAAAAACATTAAACCATATTGGAGCAAATCTCTTGATTACATTACAACCATCGACGATCACCACTTCTACAAATGGGGAAAATAGTACCCCAATTATAACAAAGAAACGTTTTTCGACAATGGTTGAAGAGAAAGTAAAAGAACTAACAGTTCCTTATATTGATGCAGTACTTATTGTATGCGAAGAACGTGAGTTACCACCTGAAGATATTAAGCGCTTATTGAGTCCAATCATTATAAGTAAGATTGAAGCTGAAGCACTTGAAATGAATGCAATAAAAGGCGGAGGAGCCAGACTTCCCATATGAGTTTGCACTATGATAAATTCGACTTAATAGAGATGCTTGAAAACAGAGTATATACTATTACTTACATGGATGAAAAAGACATGAAGGTAAAAAGGTGTTTAACTCTTAATCGAGATCTTATTGGCCAGCTAGATGCTATGCCACCTGGATTTCATAGTCTAATGGATGCAGCAGATCATTCACATGAATCGTTTGCTGCTCTTGACGTATACTCCAAAGAATGGCATATAGTATACATCGATCGTGCAATTAATATGAGAGAACACCGGTATGAGAATGGAACCCTTTGAAGCTTACAGATATTATCAGTCTTTGAAGCTGCATTTTGAGAATGAGTCTTATAATGCACCAAAGTATAATTATAAAACATCTGCTAAACCACAAACCTTTTGGAAACGTAAAGACAAATACTTCTTTGCAAAGGTTGGTAGAATGTTTGATACACCACCCGAGCTAATCAATTACTATGCTGCACATTTTGTTGCAGATAATAATTGGGTTGGCGATATGCTTAGTGATGAACAGGTATATCGTGATTGGCAAAAAAGAACAGAGTCCATGGGATATAACTTTCAACAAGATCTTGAGAAAGTAAACGTTGAAAGTTTTGACCAGCTGTTCGATCTTGGCAACCAATATCCAAAAGTTGTCGAAGCCTACTTATCTAATGATATAAATATAGAGTCAGTTGCTATTCTAAATAAGTTAACTAGCTTTATGAGTAGGGCGGACAAGACGGTTTCGGATCCTATATTGTGGCCAGATGTGTCACGTAAGATCCGGAAATATAGCTTATTGATGAACGTGAATACAGATAAAATGAAAAAAATTATCTTTAAAGTGTTTACATCATAGGCGATATGTGTTATAATAACCATATCAAATCACATAAACATACACTGCAATACAAGGAAAATATAAATGTCTTTTGCAAATCTAAAACGTAATCGTACTGATATCGCATCACTTACAGCAGCAGCTGAGGCTGTCGGTGGTTCACAAAAACAATCATATGTTGATGACCGATTCTGGAAACCAACTGTTGATAAAGCTGGTAATGGCTATGCTGTTATTCGCTTCTTGCCTGCACCCACAGGTGAAGATCTTCCATGGGTCCGTTACTGGGATCATGGTTTTAAAGGACCAACTGGTCAATGGTATATCGAAAACTCTTTGACTACTATTGGTAAAGACGATCCTGTTTCAGAAATGAACAGTGTTCTATGGAATTCTGGTCGTGATGAAGACAAAGAAATTGCACGTAATCGTAAACGTCGTTTGCATTATGTGTCAAACATTATGGTTGTATCTGATCCATCTAATCCTTCCAATGACGGTAAAGTATTTCTTTATACGTTTGGTAAGAAAATCTTTGATAAGATTATGGATGTTATGCAACCAGCATTTGCCGATGAAACTCCTGTAAATCCTTATGATTTCTGGGAAGGCGCTGACTTTAAACTTAAGATCCAACAAGTTGCTGGATATCGCAACTATGATAAGTCTGAGTTTGCTGGTCAACGTGCATTATATGATGATGATGCTAAACTTGAGTCTGTATATAATACTCTGTATAGTCTAGCTGAGATTACTGATCCTAAGAACTTTAAAACTTATGATGAGCTCAAAGCTAAATTAAATCGAGTTCTTGGTGAAGAAGGAGCAGTAATGACTACTGCGGAAGCTGTATCTCTTGATGAAACTGCATCAGCTCCAACGTTTAATACTGCACCAGAACCTGCACCTCAGCAACCTAGCTTTACGCCACAGGCTGCTGATGATACAGATGATGATGATTCATTATCGTATTTTAATAAGTTAGCTAATTCTGCTTAACTTAAAGGGGGAGCTTCGGCTCCCCTTTTTTTTATCCACCACTCATAGCCTGTATTTGCTCTAGAGTCATATTTCCATAACCGCCATATATATCCTGTGGAAGTCCTGATTCAGAAGATGCTGCTTTAGGTGTTCCGGTTGCAACGGTCAGACTGTCTCCTCCGAGCTGAACAGTTGAGTTTCCACCAGTACCTGGAGGACCATTCATTCCTGCATTAGCTGCTACTGTATCGGCAATATCTGCTTCTGTAGTTGCGAGTTCTGAACCAGAAGTTGCCATAGGTACATTAAAGGCTGCAACAGCTGCTTCGGCTGCAGCTAGTTTTTCATCGCTGATTATTCGTGCACCTGCAACAGGTACTTTTCTAATTGTTTCATATGCAAATAATTTTAACTGTGCCGGTAAACTTGCTATCCAGTTCCCGAATGATTTAAATCCAGCTTTTACTTGAGCTACTACAGTTTTCCATGTATCTTTAACAAATGTATATAAATCGAAGTCCGGTGCATTAGGATCGTCAGATTTCCAACCAAACTTTTCCATTATCCAATTAATAGCTTTAGATATAGGCTTCCATATTATAGTATTAATTATGCCTTCTTCGCCATATAGACCTTGCCACAATAATTTAATAGCTTTAACTGGATCTGTAAATAGTGTTTTAACCCAGTCAACCGCACTAGAAATAAATTCAAATAGACCATCGAGCATGTTAGTAAACAATGTCGTGAAAGAAAAGTTTTTTAGTAATTCTGCTTCTTTATCAAATCCAAATTTTGTTAATACCCATGCAACTAAATCTTTTACTAGATCTAAAGGAATAGTGATTAAAGATGTTGCAAATCCTTCGATACCACCCTTAAGACCTCCCAAGAATCCATCTTCTTTCCATCCCTCAATAATGCCTGTAATTGTTTCCCATGCTGTTGTTACAATAGCAATAGGAGCAAATACTTTACCAACAACTCCAGCAATTTTAGTAACGATTCCACCAAATCGGCCAACCTTTGTTGCAACACTATTAAACCAAAATCTTACTTTGTTTGCAGGACCCATAATACTTGTTTTAATAATATCCGACGCAGTTTCAATCGGAGTAATTATATTTTTTATCCTTGCGCCTATAGTGGTAAACACTCCGCTGATTTTTGCAACTTGCTTACCTAGAACGCTATCAGGATTAATTACAAATTTGCCTTTTATATTATTTAAAAATACACCAATACTTGTACCTAAAGAAGCAATTCTATTTGTAACTCCTAGCTTAAGCTTGTCTATTTGAGTGGTCCATTTAAGCTTCATATCATCAATAAGTTTTGTAAATGATCCAGGGACTAAAGCTTTAGTATAGGCCTTTATCGCTGTAACTTGCCCTTGAAGCATACCAAGAGAAGCACCTAACGCGAGAGCAGCAGCTGCCAATCCAGCACCAAGTGCCATAATGCTTCCAACACCATCTGGGCCTTGGAATTGGTTAGGACCTTCTTTATCGTCATCACCGCTTCCTAGACCTTGAAGAAGTCGAAGCATCTCTCGTTTTTCTTCTAATTCAGCCAGACGATTGCCTGTCAGTACATCTACTAGGTTACTGACTGAAAGCGCTATAGCCGCTTGAACTCCAACCGAGGCCGCCATAGTTTTTTTAATTTCTAACAAATGAGCTCTGGCATTACGCGTGTGTCTTTCGACCTCATACGTAGCCCGATTATTTTCTTCCATTTGATTTGTTAATTCAGCTAAACTCATTTATTTGTTCCTTTTTAGCGCCTTCACCATGCTATCTTCTTTGTTGTTGCTTTTGCCTGTCGCTTTCTTCTTTCAAGTGTTCTAACAACATAGTAACATAGACTTCTCTTTCCCAAGGTAGCATCTCTTCTAACTCTTTCAAGCTATATTGGTGATGCTGCATCATATTAAAATTCACTTGATAGTGGTTAACAAGTGAGTCATGGGAGAGGGCAATTAGAAAAAATTTGCAGTGCCCTTTACTATCTGTTCATTATGTTCATCACAAGATTCACAATTAAAATCAACTTTTAGTTGTGCCGATGGCATCTCTTCTAAATAATTACGAATATTATCAAACTGTTTAGATGTAAGCGAATCGATAAATTCATCTACTTCTTTTGTTGACTGATCTTTTATATTAAATACTTCTTCACTTGTATAAATTGTATCGATAGAAGCACGAACCATTCCCATCATTTTTTCAACATCACTAAGATTGCTGTCTATATCCATAACGTCATTAACACCAGGATACTTCATAGTAACACCTATTCCGTCGCTTAGTTCAATGTTAGAATTTAAATCTTGATTTAAATTTACAGTGACATCCTCAAGTGAAACTTTTACATCATTTTGATGACTACATGATTTACACTTCATCCCAATAGTAGTAGATTCCCCTACTGACTTAGAACGCAATTTTACAAAAATGTATTCAAGATCAAACATAGTTAATTTTGTAATATCAACTGCACCAAAGGTACATGCGCTGATAAGATCTTTCATTGCATTAATAGTTTGCCGCTCATCTTGAGATTCAGCAGCAATCATTAACATTTTTTCTTCTCTGACCTGGTATGGTCTAAACTCTACATCAGTACCAGTTGACGGTACCTTTGTATAATATTTTGGTGTATTCAGCTTTGGTAAAGCCATTTCACATCACTCCTAGAATAATTTACCAATGTTTCTTACAAGGTTTACTGAGTTACTTATAAGATCTGTTGCGCGGCCTGCCAAATTCGAAAAGCCGTCAAGTGTTCCAACTTCTTCCCAATCTTCATATGACATTGTAATGTTACAACGAAGAGTTTGGTTTTCAGCTGTGTTAGAAAGTTCTACCGATCCTAAAGTAGTAGGAAAGGCATTCTTTAGTTTAATTGTTTTAACTGGGATATAGTCAGTATTTCCCATAATTTGTATTAGTACTTCTGATCCAATATCATCTAAAAACGATACTGTTCTATTTCCAGATGGATCTATAATTGCTTGCTGCCATGTATTAAAAAAATTCCATATGTACATATCATTAGTTAAATGGAATACCATATTGACATCTTCATTCATATATGCATATGGCTTTTTAATTGCTTTTACATCTGTAAAATGCTCTTGAGTTGCAATCTGTCGTCCAGGGATAGTTACTGATTCACATAAAAGGTACATATCACGTGGGTCTTCAATAAAACTTTTTAAAGATAAACTTCCGCCACTAATTAACGACCTTGCAGCATTATTAAAAATACCTTCTATATCAGTATTAAGTAATGAAGGTTTCTTTGCAGGATGAGAAATGTAAAGAGCAAATCTATTGCCCTTTGCTAATCCACCTCTACGGCCAATTGTTGACTTTAAAGCGTCAATGCCAGCAGGTAATGCCATTTATATCATCCTCTTCGAAGCGCCCCAAACGTGCGTCTTATTCTTGCCACGGAACTGTTCAGTTGGAAGGAAGATTGCTATGTCCCACTCAGGTGGTTCTACACGTGCAACATTACCTTCAATACCTTTAGTTAGGTAGCGTTTAAAACATGGTTGAAATTCACGATATTTAGACACCGACTTAAGTATGTTATAGTTAATATTAAGCCGTGTTGTTTCATCAAATTTATTATTGTTTGCTGTTTCCATCAACTTATCAAGAAACTTTGCACGAAGCATAGGTGAAAGATAGTGCAGATTTAATCCATAAAATCCATCACGTGTCGGCTCAACCATAATAGCAAGAGGGAACGCATCATAGTAAGGTAATGTTTTACGATGTTTAGGATCGTAAAAGTACATATACATGTCACCAGGTACCGGCCGTCTCTTTCTTTCTAGTGCAGGATCTCTAAGTAATTTCCTGCGATTCACGCTTGATAGTTCTTTGGTCTTACCTCTAAACCATCTACGTGCTTCTAAAGATCTAGCCTGCAAACCTTTACGGTATGCTTCAACCTCTAATTTGTGAAATAGTGAATTTTCCATACTACTATTTATACATTATTTCAGGATCTTTATGCCCATAGATTTAAGAA